CCCGGCGGACAGGCTCGCCGCCGTTCCCGCGGCGGTCTCGCCGCCCGCCATGGCGGTCAGGCCGCCGGCTGCGAAGGTCGAGAGCGTCGAGACGGCGGTCAGCGTGCCGGAGAGCGACTTCACGGCGCCCGCGACGGCCGACGCCGCCTTCATGAGCACGAACCCGGCCGCGAGCGCCCGCACCGCGGGCGCGGCCTTCGCCGCGTTGTCCCTGAGCCATGACGCCGCGTCGGCGACTCCCTGGATCGCGGGATGCGCCGCGTCGAGCGCGCCCTTGAACGAGTCCGCCGCGTCGGCCGCGCCGTCGGCCCCCGGCTCGATGCCGAGCACCGCGCCAACGAGGCTTCCTACCGCGCCCATCACGTCGAGCGCCGCGCCGCCGAGGAGCGACACGTCGTCCGAGAGCGCCTGTATCGCGCCGTTGTCCTGGCATTTCGAGAGGAAATCGGCGACCGAATCGCCGATGCCGTCGATTGCCTCTCCCGCCGAGGCCATGCCGCCGGTGAGGAGCGGCTTGAACGCGTCGAGGACCTTCGCGCCGGCCGTGACGGCCGATGCCTCCAGGTTGCCCATCGCGCCCTCGAATGTCGCCGTCGAGGTCGCCGCCTCCTTGGCGACGTCCGTCATGCCGAGCTGCATGATCGCCTGGTTGAACTCCTCGGCGGATATCTCGCCCTTCTCCATGGCGTCGCGGAAGTTGCCGGTGTACGCGCCGTTGGCCTTCATGGCCTCCTGGAGCTTGCCCGACGCGCCGGGGATGGCGTCGGCGAGCTGGTTCCAATTCTCGGTCGTGAGCTTTCCGGCGCCAGCCGTCTGAGTCATGACCATGCCGACGCTCTTGAAGGTCTCCGCGTTGCCGCCGGCCACTGCGTTGAGGTTGCCCGCGGCCTCGGCGAGCTGAGCGTAGTCGTCGACGCCGTTGGCGGCGAGCTGGGCCGTCGTGTTCCTGATGTCGCCCAGGTCGTAGACCGTATTGTCGGCGTACTCCTGCGTCGAGGCCGTGAGCGCGTCGATCGTCGAGGTGTCGACGCCGCCGAAGCCCAGCGTGCCCGCGAATTTCTGCGCGGAGTCGGACGCGCTCGCCATCTCTCCGGAGAGCGACGAGAGCGCGGCCGTGATTTTCTGCGCGGCCGCCGAGGCGATGCCGCCCGCGATGCCCGCGATTGCGGCGCCCTTCGCGCTCAGCGCCGCGCCGGCCGCCGCCCCCATCTGCGCGCCGGCGGAGGTGCCTGCGCTCTTGAATTTCGAGACGATTCCTCCCGCCGCGCCGCCGGCCTTCCCGCCGAAGGCCTTCGAGAAGGCCGCGCCGCCGGACGTGCCGGCGCTGCCGAGCTGCTTGTTGAGCTTGCCGGCGAAGCCGTTCATGGTCGGCATGATCGTGACCGACGCGCTGCCGACGTTGACTGCCCCCATTTACGCACCTCCTTCGTGCATTCCGAGAATGCCGTCTATGTCTTCGCGCGCCGCGAGCGCGTTGTCGCGGTGCTGCTGCGCCTCCGCGCGCTCCGCGGGCGTCTTCAGCGGATGCGGCTTGCGGCGCCCGCGCTGGCCGTCCTTCGTCCTCTGCCATGCGATGACCTCAAGCGCGTGCACCGCCATCGCGAGCATGTACTCCCCCTCGCTCCACCGAAGCTCCGGAGTCTGGCGGCGCGCCGTGCGCGATTCGCGCGGCAGCGCGTACCAGAGCAGAGACCACCGCGAGCAGTCGTCGTCGGTCGGCTCGACCGGGAGGTCGATTCCGTAGTATTGGCGGAAGTCGGCGACCACGTCGGCGCGGTTGTCGAGCCAGTCGCGCGCGAAGGACGTCAGTTTTTTGCCGCCACCGCCTCGCCAATCGCGGCCGTGAAGGCCTGCCAGTCCTCGGCGGAGCATCCGAGCTCGTCGGGAAGGGCGCCGGCCTCGTCGGGGATGCGGCCGATGTACTCCACCACTCGCCCGCAGCAGATGAGGTTCATCGCCTCGTTCGCGGCGCGCGGGTCCTTGTCTCCGAGGTTGAGCGCCGTCTGCACCTTCAGCGAGGCGAACGCGGTCTTGTCGATGTCGAATTCCTGTCCGCGGAACTCGACCTTCGCGACTTCGTGCTTCTTCTTTTCCATTCTTTCCTCCATGCGAAAAAAGGCGGGGCGCTCGGCCCCGCCAAAAGCTGTTGCCCCTCTGCGGCTATGCGGTCGCCGTGGTCTCGGTCGACTCGAAGTAGTCGTAGCAGGTGTTGCCGTCCTCGTCGGTCAGGTACTTCATCGTCAGCGGTCGCTGGCAAAGCTCGGAGCTGGAGATGTTGAGGTCGTCGAGCTCCGCGGACTTGCCGGCGGGGATGACCTTGCGCCAGCGGCGGTTGTTCTTCAGCACGAGCTCCAAGACGTACGAGAAGATGTCGTGCGAGTTCGAGTTGTGCTTGACCGTGATGACGCCGTTCGCGTCGGTCACGTTCTTCTCGCCGTATTGGCGCTTGAGCGTCTCGGCCTTGATCTCGGCGAGCGTGAATTGCGCGGACTCGACTCGGTTGGAGTTGGTCGAGTCCATGATGTCGCCGTTCATGTCGGGGATGTCGTCGGAGTCCTCGTCCACGGTCTCGACGTAGCCGTCCTCGCTGATGAAGCCGAGGCACTTGAATGCCGGGTCGAGGGGCGTCTTGATGTCGGTCGGGAGCGCCGTCCCCTCGGGCGCGGAGAAGATGTAGCCGCCCTTCACGCCCTTCGCGGAGCTGACGTTCGCCTGGTTGTTGCCATTGGCCTCTGCCATGCTGTTTCCTTTCTGCTATTCGCAGACCCATATCTGGATCTGCACGATGTACCGCGAGCGGCCCGTGTCCGGGTCGTTCTGGCGATAGAGATTCGTCACTTCCGGATGGAAGAAGTTGGCCTCCTCGTCGAGGTCGGCCACAGCCGCGGCCACCGATTCGGCGAGCGCGCGGGCCTTCTTGCGCTCCTTCTTCTTCGCCCAGCAGTCGACGGCGAGCCTGCACGGCTCGAACATCGAGCCTCCGCCGCCGATCTGCTCGACGCTGATGAACGAGTCGGGCATTTCCTCCGGCACCTCTAGGCACCCTGGCACTCCTGCGGCCTGCGCGAGCCTGCGCGCGACCGCCGCCTCAACGTCCATTCGCTACCCCCTCGCCGAATCGAGCGCGCGAGAGAGCGTCTTGCGCTTCGCCTCGCTGTAGCGCGCCTGGTCTGTCTTCGTGCGCACGACGCGCCCCCTCGCGAGGACGCCGTCGAAATCCTTCACCTCGTGCCCCTCGAAGTCGTAGCCGCCTTCCGAGAGCGCGGCGTCCGCTGCCGCCTTCACGGCCTGCGCCTTGCGCTCGACCATGGATTGCACGGGGGCCGAGTTCATGAGCGCGGCGTATCCCGAGCGGTCCGGCTTGAACCTACCCATCCGCCCTCGCCACCTCGACGGCCATGTTCCATGCGCCGGGCGTCGCCGCCTCGGTCGTGCGCATCGGGTCGCCGACCACGGCGAACACCTCTCCGCGCACCTCGACCGAGCAGCCGCGCAGGTCGCCCCTGTACGTCTTCGGGAAATGCAGCGTGTACGCGATTCGCGCGCCGTTGGGCCGCTCCGCCCCCAAGTCTGAGGTGGGGCCGGGGCACACCACGCAGCGCACGGCCTCACGGGACGGCTGCGAATCGATTGGCTCGCCGAGGTCGTCGAGCTCCGCGGACTCGCGGATTACCGCGACCTCTTCGTCTGGGATGAGATTAAGCACGGTCCGCCCCCGTCATCGCGTCGATGCTGCCGATTCGGCACCCGGCCAGCCCCAGCCGCTTCAGGTCGGCCTTGCCGACCCACAGCTCGGCGGTCGGGTTGGCGAACGTCACGGACGCGTTGTAGCTGCCCGCGGTCTGGCTGTACTGCGAGGCGCCGGCCAGGCCGAGCGGCACGTTAACGGCCCGCGAGACGATGGAGCACGCAACGGCGCAGGCGGCGCGGTCGAATGCGCCGTGCTCGCCCCGCCTGTATTCGCCCCATCGCGACTCGTAGGCCGCGAGCAGCATGTCGCACGCGTCCGACAGGAGCGCGGAGACCTTGTCCCCGTCGCCGTCTGCGACCGCGCCATACCTCAGCTCGTAGTCCGCAAGGGTCGCGAATCCCTCGCTCACAGCTGCTCCAAAAGCTCGGCGAGCTGAGCCTTCGTCGCCTTCTTCGGCGCGAAGCCGCCCATCGATTCGATTTCGGCGCGCATCTCCGCCGCCGTCATCTCGGAGACGCCCTTCGCCTCCTTGGGCGCCACTTCGTCGGCTTCGTCCGCTTCGACTTTCTCTGGCTCTTCCGGCTCGGGCTCGGCGGCCTGCTCGGCGGCGTCGACGTAGCCTGCGGCGGACAGCTCGGCGAAGCGCTCGGGGGTCAGCTCGACCTCGTCGCCGGTGCGGTGGATCTCGTACGTCTCGCGGTCTCGGTACGGGTATGTCACGGTTGCAATCATTTGATCTCCTTTTACGCGGTTGCTGCGATGGTTCCCTTCACGACCATGTCGATGTACTCGGCGAAGAAGGTGATGCCGGTGTACGCGACGGTGTCGTACGCGAGGCTCTTCAGCTCGGCGGAATGGTTGATGGCGATGTAGCCGGACTCGTCGGTGTAGAAGCCGAAGAGCTCGTCGCCCTCGGCGCTCGCGGTGTAGACCTTGATGTTGTTCTTCACGGTGGCGTAGATCGTGCCGGCGGCGACGGAGCCGGTGGACACGAGCGTGCCGAGGCCGGCCCAGTTCTCGATGTAGGAGATGCCGAAGGCGGAGAAGACCTCGGAGTCGGCGATCTGCTTCGCGAAGTCGACGGGGTTCACGAAGTAGATGACGTCGACGTCGCCGAAGGAGTAGTCCTCGACGAGGTTGTCGAGCGCCGCCCACGCGTTCGCGGCGGTGGCAACGAGGTTCTTGCCGGTGACGGCGGTGGTGCCTTCGCCGGCGAGCACGTTTACGAAGTCCTTCTTGATGCCGCGCTGGATGTCGGAGATCATCGCGGAGTCGGTCGCGTCGACGGCGGCCTCGTAGCCGCGCTTCTTGATTTCCTGCAGGGTGGTCTTCTTGTGGTAGGGCTTGATCGCGACCTCGTAGGTCGTCACGTCGGCCCAGGTGTACTTGGACTCCGGAATCTCCTGCCCCTCGACGTACTCGGTCTCGGAGAGCTTGCCGGTGATTTTCTTCTGGTGCAGCGTCTCGCCGACGTTCGCCTTGATGGGGTCGCAGGCGGAGAGCATCTTCGCGAGCTTGGCGGTGGACTTGGTGAAGGTGTCGACGAGGTAGACGTTGCGTGCTGCTGCGAGGGTCTTGATGTCGGGCATTCTGGCCCCTTTCTCCCCTTACTTGAAGAGGTCGATGTTGGCCGCGATGGCGGCCATGCGTTCTTTCTTGTCCTCGATTCCGAGGATGTCCTTCTTGGAGGGCTTGCCTGGCTTCTGCTTCTGGCCGGCTTCCGGCGCGAGCGGCGCGCCGCCCTGCGGCTTCGCGATTGCCGCGATCGCCTCGGCCTGCTCGGTGAGCGACTCCTCGTCGGCGCCGCTCAGGGTCGCGACGATCGCGCGGTCGAGCCCGGTCGCCTTCGCCACAGAATCGACGAGCTTCGCGCGCGCCGACGCCGCCTTGAGGTCGCCGTTCTCCTTCTCGAGCGCGGCGATGCGCTCTTCGATGGTCGGGTCGGGCTTCCCCTGGGACTGCTTCAGGGCGTTGAGCTGCTCGAGGTTGTCCTTCGAGCGCTTCTCCCATTTGCGGGACTCCTTGACGGCGTCCTCGTAGAGGGCCTTGTAGTCCTTGCCCTCGGAGCCGCCCTGGGCCTGCTGCGGGTCGGCCGCCTGCTGCGGGTCCGCCTGCGCCTGCTGTCCTGCCGGGTCCTGGCCTGCGTTCTCCATGCTTTCCTCCTGTCCGGCGCCGTGCGGCGCCTCGTCTCGCCCCGTGCGGGGCACTTCCGTGTATGAAAAAGCCACCCGTGCGGATGGCTTGAATCAACGAAGGCCCCGAAGGGCCTACGGCGATAGCTATTCGATTGTGTTGGGCGCGATTAGATACGCGATGTTGCCGCCTGGATGGCTGCAGAAAGCGCGACCTCGAATGCGTGTCCGGCAAAGTCCTTTGCCTTGCGCATTCGCGAGTTCTCGCTCACGAAGATCGCCCCATCCATGGTGATCGCGGGATCAGACATGGCAGCCAAGCTCGGCGAGTCGATGACGACGCCCGAGAAGCCGTCGAAAGCGAAGCCCTCGACGTACCCTTTCGATTGAAGGCTCCTGACGACTGCGCCGAAATACGCCTCGTTGCATCCGACGAGCTGTCGCAGCGCTGCGATATCGGCCTTCTTGCCGTTCTTCATACATCGGTAGAGATACGAGAGAATCTTGAAGGCTAAAACTTCGAAATCATCTGATGCCATGCGTTCCTCCTTTGTAAAGCCCAACGGCCTTATCTGGAATCGTTGGTCGGGGCGGCGGGATTCGAACCCGCAAGGGCTTGCGCCCGCCAGCCTCTGAAACTGGCGCGTCTGCCTGTTCCGCCACGCCCCGATGTGATAAAATGCAATTGCTTGATGGCTCCGCTCCGGGCTCGGTCTGGTGTTGGAACCATCTTTTTTTATTTATAGATAGTCTCTATTGAGCCATATAGCTAACCCGGGGCTACCTCTTTCCGACAATCTTCACTTATGGTAAACTTTATTCAAGTAAATTTACTCATAAAGCTGCGGTACGCCCCGACCTTCGAATCGGGACACGGCCGCAGTTTTATTTGTCCTTCAAAACATGAATAACCCCACTGCCCGAAACAACAAGGAACACCTCGCCGTGTCGCCTTCTCTTTTCGAGAGCCGCGCACGTTTCGCCGAATCCGTCTCTATTGCCTTCATTGGTGAACACGCACCTAGATGGCGATGAGAGCCCGAGTTTGAACCATTTAATTCGCGCTCTTTTTACTTGGTTGCTGACCGAGCTAGCGCAATTTGTAAGATTTTTCATTTCCCAGAGCTCGTCATTCATAGATATGTCCAGGTTTGCAGAAGCGTCTGGATCTTCGACTATGGTCTCGACATCGAAGCCATTCAGCAGAAGGTAGTCTATCCCCGCTTTCTCGTGTTCCTCAAGCAAATCTCGTTGTTTAACGTATTTGACTGACCCGAGCTTCTTCCCCGCAATCGAACCAACATCGACCTTTAACGCTCTTTCTTTGAGTTCCTTTTTATTCGAATCATCCAGAGTCTTCATCAAGTCTATTTGCTTAAACACCTTGTACCGCTCTTGCAGCTCGCGCGGCTTGACCCCCTCGACCACCTCGGCGTAGGGGTCGCGCTCGAAGCTCGGAACCACCTTGCAGTCGCATCCGCGGTGGAAGTGCTTCCACTCGCCGGCGGACTTGCGCGTGTGGTAGACCGCGCCGCGGCTCGCGAGCATCAGGCAGAACGTGCAGGTCTCGAAGCCCGTCGGGACGCGGGCGAACCTCGCGCCCTTGTCCCTGTCGCGGCCGACGTTCGCGATGATCGTCTCGTTCAGGCTCCGGAAGGCGTCGTTCCTGGCATACTCCCCGCACGCCTTCGCGAACTCGGCGTCTCCGCCCTTCGCGAGCTTCTTGGCCTGGTACCTCGCGACGTCGTCGACCGACTCCGGCTTGTACGTCGTCATCGTTATAGCCTGGTCGAGCGCGACGCCGCTCTTCTGCGCGCGGTGGTCGTACCACTCGGCGGCGAATTCCGCGGCGATGTCGTCGTATCCCTGGATGTACCCATCCATGATGAGCTTGGCGGCCTCGCGCTTCTCGGCCACGGTCGCCGAGGCGTTGGTGCGGCACCAGGCGAGAACGGACGACTCGACGTCGGACGCGGCCTTGTCGCCGATTCGCGCGACCGCGCGGTTGTACGCCGCGAACTCGGCCGAGCTAATCATCCGCAGCCGCCGTCTTCGCCTGATCTTGGGAAGCGCCGGAAATCAGGTCGAAGGCGGCGGAGCGCGTGACGTTGCGCCTTATCTCCGACATGACGTTCCTCACCTCGTCGTCGTCCAGGCCGTTCAGGCGCCAGAACGTCGGCGTGCCGGCGAAGCCGTCCACGGCGGACGCGAGCTTGATGGAGCTGTCGGTCTGCTGCGCGAGCGTCGGCATCGCGGGGTTGAGGAAGCTGACCGACACGTCGCAGGCCTCCTCGGCCTCGGCGTAGCTCTTCCCGAGCTCGGTCGCGGCGGCGGCGATAGCCACGCGGGAGAGCGCGGCCTTCGCCTCCTTGATGAAGGTCTTGCATTTGAGGATGAGCGGGGAGTTCTCCAGGTAGATGGCGTCGGCGCTGCTCGGGTTGTCCCCGACGATTCCGAATTGGCCGGCGTGGATGCCGGTCGCGGCGCTCATGCGCTTGCAGAGGTTTGAGAAATGCTCTGTCATGGGCTGCATGCTCGGCTGCGTGAGCTGGCCGAATTGGGGAATCTGCCCCTCGCTGTTCATCGAGACCTCAAAGATGGAGCCGATGAACGCGCTCCATTTCGTCTTGTCCTCGAAGGCGTCCCCGTCGGTGCCGAGCAGGTATTTCTGCGTCGACGCCGCGAATGCGGCGGCGACCTCCTCGTTCACGCTCGCGCGCATGGCGCAGTCTATGAGCCAGCGCACCTCGGAGTTAATGCGCGACACGCCGAACGGTCGGTCGTCGTCCGGGTTGTACGGCATCACGAACATAGGCACGATGCCGAGGCCGTGCTCGACGTACTCGGCGGACCATCTGCCGTCCCCGTCGGCGCGGAGCCTGATGAGGCAGTCGTCGAGCATGACGTCGACCCAATCGGGCCGATTCGTCTTTCGGCCTCGCTCCTTCGCGAACGAGACGACCCACATGCCAGCCGACAGGCATTCGCCGACATCGTCCCAAATGCCGGTGCAAAGCGTTGGAGGGTACGCCGATATGCGCGCGTGGCCCTCCTCGTCGGAAGTGACCACCCACATGCTGAAGCAGTATTTGAGCGCCGAGTTGACGGCCTTCCCGACGCGCGTCGGCATGAAGTTGCGGCGCGCGACCTGCTTCAGGAGCTTCTCCGCGTCGTGGTCCCCGGGGGACGTGAACCCGTCGAAAGACACGTGGTCGCGCATCACCTCGACGCATTTGTATCCCCAGCCGCAGGCCACTTCGAGGCCCTGCAGCGAATCGGGCACCGCGATGCCCAGATCCTTGAGCATGTTGCGGGCCTCGTAGTATTGCGAGCGGACGACGTTGCCGGAGTAGTGCGACTGCCAGTTGTTGAGCAGTTCGAGCACCGTCTCGCGGTGCTCCGCCGAAAGCCCTTCGGCCGAGGCGACGGCATAGGGGATTGAGATTGCCATCAGGTTACTCTCGCCTTCCTCTTCGGGTTTCTCTTGGATGTTGCGAGCCCGAGCAGCGCGAGGCCCGCCGCCTCGATGGGCGTCGAGTTGTCGCCGCCGAAGCCCCATCCGCCGCCCTTGCCTATCTCGCGGCGGGTCGCCGTCGCGGCGGAGAGGTCGAGCGCGGGGCATTCGATGTGCGTTATCCCGCCGTCGCCGGCGGCTTCGAAAATGAGGTTCGCCGCGGTAATGGCCTGGTCGGTCGTCGGCCTTATGACGTAGCCTTTCGGCGTGCCGAGCTCTTGCAGCCTGTCGCAGAGCGAGCCGGCGCCGCTCTTGCCGTCGACGACGACGGAGCACGCCTTGTTCGCCCGCACGGCGAGCCAGTTGACGAGCCACTTCGTCCCGCGGGCGGTCGGCTCGCAGAACGGGAGCTCGATATGGGTGGCCGTCCCGTCCGACGCGGCGACCGCGAGCGCGACCGAGCCGCCGTCGGAGCTGAACTTCACGCCGTACGCGAGCTTCGAGAACCTGGCGGGCACCGCCTCGGGCGGGATGAGCGTCGAGCGCCACAGGTCTTCGCCGATGAGCGGGCTTTCCGTCTGCACGCTCGGTGGGAGCCAATAGCCGAGGTACTCCTGGGCGATGGCGAGGTCGTCGCCCTTCATTCCCATGACGCCGGTGCGCACGTCCTCGACCTCGACGAGGCCTTCCGCGAGAGACGGGTTCGCCAGGTACCACCGCGACTCGTCGAGCGGGTCGCCGACCTCGTCGACGCCGTATTCGAGCCAGCACATGTCGTCGCCCGGCTCGTCGCCCCACGCTTCCTCGCGAAGCTCCTTGAATCTATCTGCGGCGCAGCCGGCTCGCGTCGGCGTGCCGACGTAGACGAGCTGCGAATTCTTGTGCGGCGCGTGCGTCGTGGTCGGGTTCAGGGTCTGCGCCTGCGATTTGGTCAGCAGCTGCGCCTCGTCGTAGATGATCACGTCGAAGCTGTAGCCGAGCGACGCGGAGTCGGTTCGCGTCGAGAAGCAGAGCACGCCGCCGTTGGCGAACTCGTAGCTCTCCTGCGCGGTCTTCGATTTCGCGTCGGAGACGCGCCTGTTTATCGCGCGGTGCGCGTCGGGGTCGCCCACGCGCTTCCCGAAAATCTTGCGGAACCGCGCGAGCATCTCGCAGGTCGTCGAGTAGTTGTGGTCCGTCCAAAGGACCGAATAGCCCATTTCGAGCACGAGGAACGCGGCCCATATGATCGCGTCGTGCGACTTGCCCGCCTGGCGCGGCACCGACAGGCCGCATCGGCGGTGCACCCATTTGCCGCGGGAGTCCAGCCGCGACCAGTCGCGCAGCGGCGTCTCCTGCCAATCGCCGACTCCGTACCCGATGAGCTTCGCGAAGTCGACGACCTCGTCGAGGAGGTCGGCGCTGCCTCGCGGCGACGAGACGTGCCTACGGGGCAGGCATCTTCGCCGCGATTCTGGCCGCGATCGAGTCGAGGGCGCTGTCGACGGGGTCGCCTCCATTTCCGCCCTCCAATCTGTCTAGCTCCTCGATGGTCGCGCGGTACTCTCGGGACAGCCCCGCGACCGCCTGCGGCGGCGCGTCGTTGAGCGCGGCGCGTAGTATCCCGCGCAGCTCAGTGAGCCGCTCCGCGGTCGTCTCGGGCTGCCGCGCCGAGCCCGCGCCTGGGTAAGTTTTCTGGGTATCCTCCCCGCCTGGCCCGTCGGTCGACCAGACGCGTTGCACGGTCGACTTGGAGCAGCCGGCTCGGCGGGCCGTTTCCGTCACTCCGAGCTGGGGAAACATGGCGACGATCGCCTTGCGCTCGGAGTCGGTCAGCTTCCTGACTTTCCCCATCGCGGGCTCCCCCTTCCTTCTGGAGCTGGGTAAGCTGGAACTTGGTGAGAAAAAAAGGCGCAATGCCCCCGGGCGCGCCCTATGGCGGGTGGGAGGGGCATACCCCCAGGTCACCAGCGTCTGCTTGTTTTGCATCCTACGTCTCGGGGGCGCGGCCCCGCCGCCGCCTTCATGTCGGCGACGCTCTTGTTGCCGCGCCGCTCGTTGCATATGCGATGCGCGGGCGCGACGTTCGCGGGGTCGATTACCGAGCCGCCCCGCGACGCCGGCCTTATCTCGTCGACCTCGAAGCTCATCGGATGGCCGGCCGGGAGCGAGTAGTCTATCGGCTGGCCGCAAAGCCAGCACGGCCTGCCCTGCGCCTTGAGCCAGGCGCGGACCTTGCGGCGCGCGTGGCCGTTCGCGTAGCGCGACTTCGTCGCCATCAGCGGGAGCTCTTCCGCTCCTTGGCGCGCGCCCGGGCGTCTCGCTCAAGCCTCGCGGCGTTGCGCGTCACGCGGGCGTCCTCCTGGCACTGCCTGCACACGCCGCCGTAGACGTCGCGCAGGTTGCCGCACATCAGGCAATATCCTTTATCCATTTGCCACCTCCGTAGCATTTCGCCACGGCGACGGCGAAGAGCATGGCATGCGCCATCTCCGTCTCGTACTTGGCTGCGATTTGGCCTAGCTGAAGAAGAGTCATAGCGCCCCCGTCGTGGTCGAGACGATCCATGAATCGCCGCGGCGCGAGAAGAGGAATCGGGAACGCCGCGGCGGAAATAGAAAAGCCGCCTGGTTCCAGACGGCTTTCGCATTCAATAAGTATCCATATCGGCGATGTGACATGTTGTGACAAAAGCTGCCAAAATGTGACAAAAGCCGCCAAAATGCGACAAGAATCGAATCACACGGCGGGATGGCGGGGAATGCGCCACTCGTGCGGCATCGATTCGTACACGTCGAGAAGGGCTTCGTCGTGGAGCCTCATCGCGGTGCGGCTGCTGCATCCGACGTCGGCGGCGACCTCGCACCACGGTTCGTCGAGAAGGTAGCGGCGCATGAGCACGGACGCGCCTTTCGCCGACCGCGCAGCGGATATGGCCTCGCGCGCCCTCGACGAGGCCTCGATGTATCCGCGCTCGCGCTCCGAATATCTCTCCGCCATCGCCTCAAGGCGCGACACTCCGTCGGGAATCGCGTCCGCGTACGCCGACGAGCAGCCGCCGAGCTTGTCGAACCTGATGCCCTTGGGCTCCATCGATTCGCGCTCGAACGCGAGCTCGTCGCGCAGCGCGTCGACCTTGACGCGCTCGGCGCGGACGCTTTCCAGATACGCGCGTGCGCGCGAGCGCTTCAGCGCATCGAATTCCTCTGCCATGCGATTCCTCTCTCATGTGGTGTTACATACTCTATACTGCGTAACACCGACATGCACGCCAAACGCGGAAATGCCCGCTCAAAAGGCGGGCATCTCGTCAAAATTCCTCCATGAATCAGAATGGAACGTCGTCCTCGTAGAGCGGCGCGGCGGGAGCGACTTGATTCGGCGCTACGCCCATCGCCCGATACGCCGCGGCGGTCTCGCCGCTCATGCCGCGCTGGCCGTCTTCTTTACGCTGTAAGAACTCGATTTCGTCGACGGCGACGGTCAGCTTGCTTCGGCTTGTTCCGTCCTTCGCCTGCCATTGGGACCAGCGCAGCTTGCCCTCGATGGCGACCTTCGCGCCCTTGGACAAGAAGCGGGCGACGCTCGCGGCGCGGTTGCCGAACATCGTGCAATCGACGAAGTTCGCGTAGCCCTCCCATTGACCTGTCTGCTGATTCTTCCGGCGGTCATTGACGGCCACGCCGAAAGAAAGTATCTGGAGCCCGTCCCCGGTTTCGCGAAGCTCCGGGTCGCGCGTCAGGTTCCCCGTGACGATTACCTTGTTTATTGACATTTTGTTTCCTCCTTTACGGCGTAAGCGACCGCATGTCCTCTGTATTCCCTGCCGCCGATGCGCAGGATGCGCGAGAGCGACGAGCAGGTTGTGCCAATGAGCCGCGCCGCCTCGGTCACGCTTTCCTGCAATTCCCCGTCGAGCAGCACGGGCTTCTTGTTCCTGTCGCTCGCCTCGCGGCGTTGCTGCTGAAGGGATTTCATCTGCTTTTTCTTCGGCTTAGGCGGCTGTTCGGCGCGCGTGCCTCGTGACTCTCCTGTCGCCGGGTCGAAATAGCTCGTCACGACGGGCGGCGGCGAATACGGCTCCTTCTCGTCGTACCTTCCGCGATGCGAGGAGGTGACTTTATAGCTGCTGAAATGCGTCACTCGCCCACCTCTTGCCATTCTCTGCAATTCGCGACCACCCTGCCGCAATCGGGGCAATACCTGGTGACGGAATCGACGTCGGCCCAACCGCCTTTGCCGCAGCGATGGCAGTGCAGCATTGCGATCGGATTGCCGTCCTTGTCGACGGCGTCCGAATCGAAGATGGCGAAAGTATGCTCGAGCTCTACCTCGTAATCAGCGTCGTCTCCCCACCTTCCAGCATCCCACGCCGCCTCTTCAAGCTCGATAAGCGCGGCAATCTTGACCGGCACGATTGCCGAGCGCTCGCATTTATGAATATCGACCGCCATCGGCGGGAGAAGCATCTTTTCGAGAACAGTGAAGTCCGCGTCGACCTTTCCAGACCACGCCGACGGATAGTCAGCGAATGGCGCTGGCTCTTTCGTTTGCATGTCGGCCAGCTCGTCGACGATGACTTGGTGCTCGATGCCGCTTTTCAAGTCTTTCATCACTCCACCCCCGTGCTTCCGCAAGCAATGAATATCCCGACCGCGATGCTCTGCACCATGTACGCCATGATTTCGCAACCAGGGTCCTCCTCCCCGATCATGGAGAGCAGATCGAGCGCGGCATGCGTGGCTTCGTGCGCGGCGGCCCCGACCAACGCTCCGAGCTCGAGCCCTTTATCGACCCACACGACGACGCCCTTGTCCCTGACGGCCACCGTGATTGCATCACCCTCGATGCTCGGTGGCTCGGCTCCGAGGCTTTTCACGCATTCGGCGAATTCGGCCTCATCCGTCACCATGGTCACGGGAAATGGGATGATGAATGGATTAATCTCGCGGCCCATCACTCCACCCCCGTGCTTCCGAATCCGCCTTCGCCGCGCTCCGTGTCTTCCAATTTGTCCACCTGTCGGAATGTCGGCAGCTCGCACGGTACTATTACCAGCTGGGCGACGCGCTCGCCCGCAGCGACGCGCTGCGTCCGATTGCCGATGTTCGCGAGCGGCACCTGCACCTCTCCCGTGTAGCCGCTGTCGATGATGCCGACGCCGTTGAGCATCATCAGGCCGCGACCGCAAAGCGAGCTTCGCGCGGCCAGCAGGCCGAAGCAGCCCTCGGGGATGCTCACGCGCACGCCCGTCGACACCTTGGCCGTATCGCCTCGCCTGATTGCCACGTCGCGCGCAGCCTTGAGGTCTGCTCCCGCATCCGCCTCGTGGGCGCGTACGGGCAGCATATCGGCTGCGCATACAGTTTCGATTTTCATCATTCGCTTCCTCCTCAATCAATCCCATGCCGCTCGCGCCATCTCTTGTGGTACTCGACGGTGCATCCCCGAAGCTCCTCGATGCACCTCGGGCAACGGCGCTGCGACCTCCGAAGCGCCATGTACGGCTCGCCGCACACCTCGCAGGTCCGGCGCTCGGCCCGCTTCGATTCGCCGCGGCTCTTCTTCCCCGCCGCGAGGCACTCCGGGCACGTCTTCATGTTCCGCAGGTGCGCGGACTGCATCGCGCTCGGCGGCGGCGTGAACGTCTTGCCGCATACGCCGCAGGCGCGCGGCGTGGCCATCTCCGCCGAATGGACGCGCGCGTCGAGCTCGCACCACGCGACGCACGCGCGGAGCGATTCGGCATCGTCCCACGGCGGGCTGTCGGGCGAGTTGATTCGCGACATGAGCCGATGCGGCACAGCGACGAGGTTCTCGGGGCGGAAGTCCCGCTTGTCGCGGTTCGCCATCACCACGTCGCAGCCATCGGGAATGGGGCCGAAATGCTTCTCGTACTCCACGTGGTGCCTGAACCGCCAATTGTCCTTCGTCTGCGGGGCCGTCGGCTCTTCCGCGACCTTGACCAGGACGTGGCCCTTGCGCTCGTCGTAGCGCTCGGAGCCGACCGGGCGGCGCTTCCTCCCGCCGCGGCTCCGCTTCGTGGTCCTCCCGTTCGTCGAGCGCCAGAGCGAGATCTGCGGATGCGACAGGGGGAAGCCGAACGCCTCGGCGAATTCGCGCGAAAGCTCGGTCTCGCATTGGCCGCGGTCGTTGCGCTCCATCCACCCCTGCATCTCGGGCTCGCGGCACCAAGTGATTCTCCGCACCGCCTTGAACGGCAAGTCGCGCGCCATCTTCAGCAGCCCGAGCTTGTTCGCGCGGGTGTAGAGCGCCCCCTTGCTCACCTTCTTGCCGAACTCCCGCTCGAACTCGGCGACGAGCTGCGGCGCGTGCTCGTAGGCGTACCTCTCGCGAAGCCACCGCTCTTCGCGCTCGCCCCAAACCCCGCGCGTCATCCCAGAAGCCCCTTCGGCACCTTCATCTCGCCGTACTCCATCCTCAGGCGGCATGCTTCGAGCGTCATGTTGCCGTTGGCTATGAGCTGCGACGTGATTCCCTGCACCGCCTTGGCCCGCGATATCTCCATCCTCAGCGCGTCGGCGTTCGACGCGTCGACCGCTTCGAGCCTGTCGAGCTGCGCCAGGAGCGATTCGCTCACCTTCTCAGAAATGCCCATTCCTCTTCCTTCCATGCTTTCCCTCGTCGAGGTCGTAGACCGACGGCGAAAGGCGCGGGTACGCCTCGCGGTCTTCGAGGCGCGACACCCTCACGAAGAGGTCTATGACGCACACCGTCACGACCACGCCGGCGAAGCCCAGAATCGCCACCGCCAGGCAGAGCAGCTCGCTCATATCACGCACCTCCCGCGATGTTCTCCACAGCGTTTCCCACACTCATTCCCATGCATTACCTTTCCATGCCCGCACGGGCAGGCCGCCTTGCTGCATCCGCCCTGCTCGCGTCGGCATTCCCGGCGCTCCGAGGAACGGCCCGCGGCATGCCCGTCGTTCCCCCGTCGTTCCATCATTTCCCGCCCTTCGCTTCCATGTCGAACGCGAGCTGCAAGATGCGCGCGAGCGCGTGGTATCGCTCTTGCTTGCCGCCGAGCGGCATGGATACCAATCCCTCCGCGATGGCCGAGCAGAAGGCGAAGGTCGAAGCCGACGCGAGCAGCGCGATCTCCACCAGCTTCTTGCTGTCTCGGTCCGATTGCTCCACGATTGGCGCGGCCTCCGTTTCGAGGGCGCATTCCCAGAGCTCGTCGAACAGCGCCGCCATTTCCTTCTTCTTCATGGTCATTTCCCTTCTCGCCACCGAATGTATGCATCGGCGGCATCCGATTTCCTTCCTGGCACCACGTGCCCGTACACGTTGAGGGTTGTCGTCGCGCTGGCGTGGCCCAAAAGCTCCTGGGCCTCCTTGAAGCTCGTGCCGGTCGACAGGAGCCAGGTCGCGTAGGTGTGGCGCAGCGAGTGCAGGTGGTGCCGCTTGGGCAGCCCCGCGGCGTCCGCGGCGGCCCTGAAGGCGGCCGTCAGGTCGCTCGGCCGCACGGCGCAGCCGCCGTCCGTCGCGAACATCGGCGTGGAATCGCCTTGCGCGACCCCGCTTTCCGCCAGGCGCTCCCGCTGCGATTCGATGTGCCGCGAGAGCCGCTCGCCCGCCGTCCCGGGCACGGGCACCCAGCGCTTGGACGTGCCGCTCTTCGGCTCCTTCTCGACCACGCCGCCGCGGGTCTCGACGAGCACGCGGGCGACCTTGATCTGGCCGAATGCGCGGTTGTAGTCGCCCACCCGCAGGCCCGCCAGCTCGCTTCGGCGAAGACCGGTGTCCAGGCACAGCGAGATGGCGTCGGCGCAGGGGTCTCCCTCGTGGCTTTCGAGCCAGGCGGAAAGCCTGCGCACCTCGTCCGCGGAAAGCGCCATCGACTCGGGCGGCGCCTGCCTCGGCGGCTTCACTCCCGCCACGGGGCTTTGCGCTATCACGCCCTCGGAGGCCAAACGCCCGAACGCGCCCGAGAGCCACGCGAGCACCTTGCGCGCGGTCGCGGGCGAGACCGGGTTGCCGTCCTTGCCGCCCCGAGTCGCGATGCGCCGCAGAAGCGAGCTGAAGACGTACGGACGCGCGTCCGCCACCGGCATCGACCCGACGTACGGCTCGATGTAGCAGCGCAGATAGCTCGCGTAGCCGTCGACCGTCGTCGGGCTCAATCCCAAAGCGGGGAGCCTTTCGAGGTCGTAGCGCAGCAGCCCGCCGACCGTCCACGACACGCCGCCGCTGCGGCAGAACGCCGCGATCCGGTCGAGGTCGGCCTTGGCCGCCGCGACCTCGTCCCCTGAGGCGTCGGGCGGCAGGGTCCGCGACAGGTTGCGCTTCTTTCCGGTGGCTCGGTCGATGCCCGCGTAGCAGCGGACCTCCCAGGCGCCGGTTCGCTTGTTCCGCCTGGCGGTCGCCATCAAACCGCCCCGAGCGTGTGCAGGCTCACGGACCTGACCGTCACCATCGAGACGCCCGCCGCCTTCAGCGACGCGGCGTACTTGCGGGCCGCAGAAAAGCTGTCGTACGCCGCGACGGGGCCGCTGCCCGTGCTCACTACCCAAATCCTCATTTCGCTCCTAACATCGCACTACTTCCGCCTGGTACTCGCCGCCGCCGAACACGCGGCGCACGATCGCCTGCGCCGTGGGCTTGTCTCCGCCGCTCTCCATGAGCCGATGCCCCAATTCCTTGGGCGATTGGTACTGCGTCGTGAAGAGCGTCGGCTTGCCCGAGCGGTAGCGCGCGTCGAGCAGCGCGAAGAGCTTCTCGAGCGCGTCGGCGGTCGGCTTCTCCTTGCCGATGTCGTCCAGGCACAGGATTCGGCATCCGGTCCATTGCGCCAGCGCCCGCGACTCGCTGCCCTCCGCGCCGTAGGTGTCGCGCACGCTGCGCAGCACGTCGCCGAAGGTGGCGAACCGGCAAGGCACGTGCGTCGCTGATTCCGCCAGGATGGCGCATGCGACCTCGGTCTTGCCCGCGCCCGAATCGCCCATCACGACGAGGTTGCGCGGCGAGCCGTCCCACGCCTTTTCGGCCCATCGGCAGGCGCGCGTCGGCGCGACGTCGAACGGCGTCCGCTCGAAGATGCTGGGCATCCCGACCGCGACCACCTTGCGCCTCGCTTCGAGGGCGGCCTCGGCCACGAGCTTGGCGTCGATCTCGGCCTGGCGCTCGGGCGTTATCGAGGCGCGGATGGCGGCGATGCGCGCGGTCAAGTCGTCAATCGAAGTCCCAATCCGATTCATCGGATGCCGCCCCCTCTCCCTCGTTGAGGTACTCCTCGAACTTCGCGCCGAACAGCGTCGACGGCCGTATGAACTTCGCCATGTCGGAATCCGCCCATTGCTCCTGCTTCGCCGCGACGACCTTGCGCACGTCGGCGACGGTGCGGCCCGAGTCGTAGATGCGGCGAAGGTCGAGCCAGTCCTTTCCGCCCGAGGAGCGGTAGTCCTTGCCGGTGACGGCGTTGAAGGCGTCGATGCACTCGGCGGCGAACCGCTCGAACTCGCCCGGCTCGTCGCTCGGCAGGTCGTCGGGGTCGACGAAGCCGAGGGCGTGGAATTCACGCGAGTCCCCCTCCGGGGGGTTTGGGGGGATAGAAGACACGTCAGTGTCTTCTTCTCTATCTCTTTCTCCCTCTTTAATAGGAAGGCTCGATTTTGATTCGCGTTTGATATCGTTTTGATTCGCTTTTGATTTCGTTTTGTTCCGCTTTCGATTCGCCCGCGGCTTCGGCCGCGACGACGCCTCGGAGCGCGATTTCGCGATAAGGACGCGCTCCTTGCATGTGAGGAAGACGGCCAGCGCGGCCCCCTTGAGCGGCGCTTCCGTGCCGTCGAAATAGAGCTGCGCGAGAGCGCCGACGACCTCGTCGCGTTGCTTGCGCGGGAGCACCGACGCGCCTTCCCACATGTCGTCTTGCAGGTAAAATCCCATGCCGGACCTCTAAAGGACGATGCCCAGCAGGAGCACCCAGCCGACGCCCACCATGGCTATTCCGAGCGAGCCCAAAAGCCGGCGGGGCGTCGATGCGCCCTCGAACAGCTCGCCCGCGCCGAGCGCTCGCGCGGCGAATCGCGCATCGTCCGCGAACGTGATAGAATCGTCGGTGCTTTTTATGGCCGCGCCCGCCTGGCTACCAACCTTGGGCGCGTTATTTTTTTTCATCTTCTTCTCCAATCAAATCCTCCACAGTGCACCCGAGGCACCGGGCAACCTTCGCAACCTGCCGCGCAGGCGAACCGCCCACTCCCTTGGCTTCCATCTTCTTAACGGTGCGAGACGATATGCCCGCCGCCTCGGCCAGTTGCTCCTGCGTCATCAGCGCGTAGGCCCTTCGCTTTTTCAACGACATCCGACACCTTTCCGTTTCCATTCCGTTTACAAACGGGAAGTACCATGCACTAACATCGAACGCGCCCAAAACACACTCTGATTCGTTGGATGTGGTCCTTTTGGCCAACGTTTTGAGCACGAGGCCCATGTGAGCCGTCCGGGCCTTGCGGGTGGCTCCGCATAAGCCGGATGGACAAAGCCGAGGGTACCGAACCCCGGGCGGCGTCGCATCGCCACGGGGAGACGGAACTCCAGCGTCGGGCGCCCAGCAAGCGTCATAGGCCGAAAGCCGCACGGCACAGGCAATCTGGAGGTGCTAATCGCGCCCCGGCGAGGAATGGCGATGCGGGCTAGCGCCGTGCGCAGCATGGCAAAAAGCCCTTCGCGGAAAACGGCGGGTCAGCAACCGCCCTCTGCCCGCGATGCCCGCAGGCTCGCGCCTGCGGGGCCAGCACTGCCGCCGCCCGGTTAGCTGCCGGGCGGCGTTTTTCTTTCAAAGGCCGCGCCC